ATGTCATGCGCATGGATAATTTTATTGCACGCCTCTCTTGCTGAAAGTGGCACCGTTTTATCCCCCACCGTCAATGTACCAACACCATCAGGGAAAAGTTTGACCACCTCGTCTAGCGTTCCCCAATTATCATCATTCGCTCGAGCAAAAACAGATAGTTTCAATAATTCGTCGGACAACGCGTCCTCATCAAATCGCAAAAGGCTATCAAGTGGGTCTGGATCATCGTCCCTACGCAAGTCTCCCCATTCATATGCAGCAAAGGCATTGCATAAAATTCGATGGCCAGATCTAATCAACGCATCGTCCAAGACGGTTCGCCCTTTTTGTTCTTCCATCACCTCCACCCTATTTTCTTCCATCGCATCCATCCAAATAAAAATGGCGAAAGGACTACTGCACGTCGCTAGCCCCCGGATCCGGTCAACTTTTGAAATGGCCGCACCACTAAAACATCGATCACTTTTTGCACGTAGTGGTCTGCTGAAGCCAGGCCCAGGAGAACAAAGCAAGTCACGATCAGCTCGTTAAGTAACGCTGCGTCTGGAAATAGATCCTGACTACCGGCGCCGATCGCCGGAACTGTTGTCCGTTTCCAGATCAGGAATACAAGGCTAGCCGCGGCCGCAACAATCATGACCTGCCGTCGCCAATGTAGGCGCAATACCTGCCCAATCAAAAGGAAAAGGCACCCCCAAAAAAACGGGTAAAACCCGTTGTCGAACAGGACAAATCCATCGTCAACGTACATGCCTTGGTACGAAACAAATCGCGACATGCCGTAGAGGCCATATGCAATCAGCACAGCCGCAAATACGAGAAATGCCGTTGATAGGTACCGTGCTACCGCGCCGAGTTTCATGAACCAACCTTTCCTTTGACCAAGGCATCCAGCTCTTTATCGCTGATCTGCCCTTTCTGTTTGGTGACTTTCGCAATTTTGCCGTTCACGAACACAACCCGCTGTCCGTGGCGATAATCTTGCTCCGCGTTCTTTTCGCCACCACCCTTGATATTGGGGTTCGCCTTGTCCGCATGCCCAATGACGATTGCGGCGCTCTTGCCGGCATCCGCCAGGCGCGTCGACAAATCGTCAGCTATGTTATCAGTGTCTGACTCAGCATCCGCGGTCTTGCAGCCGTGCAGCTCGATCTTCGCATTTGAGGTGAATTTGGCGAACTCGATCTCGCCGACGAGTGCAGATCCTTTCGTCCAGCCTGCTGCGTTCAAAATCATCCGCGTGCGGGTACGGTAAAGACTGGAATTGTGGAAGACGTAGCGCAGTATCTTGCTACCGTCCGGCTGCGCTGTCGTAAGGTACAACGCTTGCGGTCCACCATGCGTAAAAATATCCACCGACCGGATACTGTCGTCGTCCTGACTGTTGATATAGCTGACAATATCCTTCGCAACAAGAATTTTCTGGCTAATGATCGTGAAATTTCCCTTGTCAGCAGCTTTGTAGTCGTTGACTACATTGCGTGCGGCAAACTCAAATGCTGAGTTATCGCCGACGCCGGCGGCGCCACCCCACAGGAGTAAGCGGACCTTGCGTTTGTGCGGTACCGAAGCTACAGAGCCTTTGTCGTGATTCGTGTTGACTTTGCCGTCCATCATGCGCTCCGCACTTTTTCTTCGGCATCTTCGCCAAACCACACCCTGAGTTCCTGCGGCTGGAAAGTCGTGACGCGATCACATAATCCAGCCGAGTCGGTATAGCCATTGTGCGTGGATCCATCGGGCGCCTCGATGTAGTACGCAAGGTCTGGTATTGCTTCACCGGTTTTGGCGTCGACTGCACGCACCTGTTCGTCTGGTCGACTGGCATTGGCGTGCGCAGGTGATTCTCCAACCAAACTAGATGCGATCATCCCTGCTGCAGCGGGACTCGCTACAGCCCCAAGCGATTCTGCCTGGTCGTCGTAGGTCATAGTTTGGTGGAGATTAGACACGAGCTTCGGATGGACAGGACACCCGCAGATTACGATGTCGTTCTCCAGAGCTACTTCTCCCATGAAGTTCATCCTGCGCGGACCACCTGCCTTTGCGATGACTCCTACTCCCTTGCAGGCGAGGCAAGTTGCCTGCCCCCCGATTAGCGCCACCTTGTGATTGGCATCGCCAACCGAAAATGTCGAATTTGCGTTCGGCAGAACCACGCCGGCCGTAGTAGTTTTATCGCCAACAACAACAATCTTCCGCATCACCATGTTCGATCCCGAAAAATTTCCACTATGACATCTTTGCAGAAATAGCTTGCTTTGGATACAAGTAAACTCTGATTGATGCAGGCCAGTTACCAAAAGACAACGTTGCGGCAATTTGTAAACCTTTTATACTGTATGTCCGTACAGCTAGATAGGTGGCGAGATGTGCACAAATTACAATGCGACGCCGCGAGATAGGCTCCCATCGATAGTTTCCGCCATGCGCCCTCCGAAACCGGACTGGCCGCATGAGATATATAACGACTATTCGGCGCCTATCATCCGTATGGGCGATGATGGCCCCGAAGTCATCCTGGCCAGCTACGCTATGGTGCCGAAACGGCATATCCCGCCCGGCGTCAAAAAATTCTCAACGATGAACGCGCGCGCCGAAACGATCGGCGAGAAGCGCAGTTACTCCAAACCATGGCGCGAGGGCCAACTTTGTTTGGTTCCGATGGAATCGTTTTACGAGCCATCCTATGAGACTGGGGTTCCAGTTCGATGGAGCATTGGGATGGCTGACCAGGTGTCGTTTGCAGTGGCCGGCCTGTGGCGGGCCTGGAACGAACCAGACGGCTCGACCGCCCATTCCTTCACCCAGATCACCGTCAATGCTGACGATCACCCTCTGATGAAGCGATTTCACAAACCGGGCGATGAAAAGCGCTCCCTAGTCATCGTTCCAGAATCCGAATACGTCGACTGGTTAGAGTGCCGCGATCCTGAGCGTGCCAGATCATACCTGCAACTGTACCCTGCAGAGTTGATGGCGGCAGCGCCGGCGCCGAAGCCGCGCAAAGAAAAAATCTCCGACCAACAGAATCTTATCTGATGGTGCAGCCATGAAACTGGAAGAAAAATGGAGGAAAGCAGCAACGATGACTTGCATGTCGCCGCTAGAGACCAACACCCGTCACAACCTAGTCGAAGCGTTGATGCGCGGCGAATCAGTAATTGTCGATACAACGCTATTGGTGAAGTACGAAGACCCACTGGGGGCGAAGTTAATTTTCGGCCAGAACCAATTCGGGTATTGCACCGCAGCTGGAGAAACCTTCGACCTCCGGGGTTGCGCTGCGGCGATCGTGTGGGCTGAGAAACAACTGGAAAGCCCGGACAAATAGCCATGTGCGTACGAATTACACAGCTCAGCACTCGCCGAGAGTTTGTTAATGAACTTGGCATACCAATCGACCCCAGGGAATGGCAAGGCGGCGATACGCATCCGCAATTCAATGTTGCGCCGGGTAGCGGCATCAGAATGTTTCATCGGCTGTATCAAGAGAAAGTACTGAGTGACCCCGTACTATGGGGCTATAGATCGCCCAGGGCCGTCGGCCGCGGCGAGGCGCGTGAGGCATGCGTTTTAATTGAGCGGGCTGCACTGGCTCTTTACTATCGTCACATGTGGGTATCGGGACGCGTGCTTATTCCTATAAACGGCTGGTACGAATGGACGGGCGAAAACAAAAATCGACTGCCTTGGTACGTTCGATTAAAGAACGACAAGCCAATGTTTCTGGCCGCTGTGACCAACTTTGTGCCAGACGTCAAACAAACAGTCGAAGTCGGCTGCGCAATCATCGCCGATGCTAGTACCACCGGCCTGGTTGAACCTGGGTATCTTCGCCCCGTCGTGTTCACTCCAGCGAATGCTATGCGCTGGCTGGACCCTCGACTAGATCGTGACGAGGCAATATGGATAGCAAGCAAGCACTCACGGCCACCTGACGATTTTGAATGGTATAGAGTAGGAACAGCCGTGAACAAGGTTGATCTCAAGGGCGAATTGGAATGGGAGGCGACGCAAGCTTTGATCAAGCCCATCTGATTTACAATAGCTCAGTAGAATTTATTGTGCCCCACCCGCCTTTGAAGGACAGCAATGGCCAGCATTCACACCCTCAATGCTCGTGGAAATGTCATGCTCCCTGTATTGCGGGACCATTTCTCATGGTCGAATGCTCGCACCTTCAAGGAGATCCAGCAGTTCCATAACGACTTGATAGGTATACTGAAGGACAAGAATATCAGCTACGGCGATCTGCGATCAGCTCTGACCCCTCAGACGTCCAAGCACGAAGCCGCTTTTCTCTTTGATGAGCAACGATGCGAAAATAAACTAGTGCCTGGGGTGGAATGTGCAGATGCTTTGTTCAGGTTGCTTGATCCAAAGGCGACCCATAGCATCCTTGATGGCGAACTTAAAGACGACAAAGATGAAATTGCTCGCCCGCTCATCGGCGAAATTGCCGTTATTGCCAAGGACCTAAATTTCGCGCATCCCTGCTACTGCTACGTCCTCTATGTCAACAATCTCTCAAAAGAATCAGTTACGACAATTCACGAAGGATTGAAGGCTCATAAAGCCTATCTCGGCTATGTGCCATGTACCTATACCAGCATGGCCAAGACCTTTGTCTCTTTGGGTCTAGTCAACTTGGCCATTAAACATAAGATGAGTGTCATCCTTGGACACTATGACGACGACTCAAATTCCGACGACTGCAACCTACATCTTCACGACTACACAACTCTTGGCCTCAAGATAAGAAGCCTCCAGGAAACGTACTTCAGCACCTTCCTATCCTACAAGCCGGAGAGGATGCTCCTCGACACAGTGGACGACGACCTTGCGATCGCCCTAAGTTCCATGTCGAACGACGTCGTTCCGCTAACAAAATTCAAAGTACATATCGAAGACGACAAGTTCAACAAGTATCTTCAGACCGACAAACGAGGAAAACTCGTGAAAGCTGGTATTGCTAACCTAAGCAAGGCACAACTGGAAGAAACCATCCGACAAAAGCTCAGAATGAACTACCTCTACAACATGGAGTGGGTCGACAAGCCCACCCATCAACTCAGCAAATTCAACATCATGTTGGAATTTCCACGGATCGGCGGCGTCCCCGAGCGATTGATGGTTGCCTTGGAATACAAGCCCAAAGAGAAAGTACTGAGGCTAGTGACCGTCGCTTGATTAGGAGATATGGTCGAATGTTCTTCCGAATGTCGAATCACGAGAATTACATCTGAGGCCTATTTGGGCCAAGCCTGTACGGTTTCTCGATGCTTGGCCGCGCAATCTCCATAATTTCGCAGCACCACGTCGACCAGCCAGGCCAACCATGCGTCGTAATCCAGTTCATCTGGATACGGGAGCTGCACGCACGGTTCGGCAAGCCGCGCCTCAAGGGCCGGTGGCGGTGTTGACTGCATCAACGGCGCGCTGGAGGAGCAGGCCCCGAGCGTCGCCAGGACGGCAATCGGCGCCCAAAGGCGCACTGTCTTTAACATGCTGTAAATCCTTCAAAATGGTGTTGATCTGACCGGCCTGGTATTTTTGAGCCGCGAGATAATTGGCTGATGCCAGCTGCAGCGAATCGATGTAGCGCGCCAGATCCGCGCGCGCCTCGGTGGCCAGCGCGGCCTTGACGGTAGCGGCGTCCGTTTCTAAGCGGGCAATGGCCAGCTCCTGGCGCCAGCCATTCGCTGTCCAGCCAGAAGCGAACGACCCCGCCCCCAATACGCCAGCCAGCGCCCATGTCAGCCAGGGCTTCATTTGCTCACCTCGCCAGCCGGCGCGCACACCTCACGCAACCACCAGCCTCTGATCAGCACCAATCCGGCGCCGGCATTAAACAGCACCTCCGACCACTGCGGTTTCGCGTAGCCGTAAAATGGGCCGATGCCTACGGCCAAGGCGCTTACTGCCAGGAGGATGTAACCCAGCCGATATACATGATCAGTCTGTCGCGTCATGGCGTTGATGCTGCAAGTCGCATGCACCACAATGACCCAACCAACCAGGATATTGGCGATCAATAAGAAATTCATTTTTGACCCCCTAAGCGATTTTTCAGAATATTGAGCCCCAGCGGGACCACGGTCTGTGTGCTGATGCCGATCAGCACCGCACAGAACATCCGCAGCGGCTCTTCCCCAGCCCTAGCGATCGACGGAAAATACTCGACCGCCAGCAGCGCGATGATCGGCGTAGAAAATGCCGCTAATACAGCGCTGGTCACTACCGACGCCGCCATGCGCATGCGCGACGACTGTGACGCAAACGACAGCGCCACCAGGCCGCCGAACATCCCGGCCAACAAATAGTCGTACTGCAGCCCCAGAAAGGAGCCTGTGATCGTGATGACACCAGCGGATAATGCAATCCCCGATGCCGCGCTTGATGCGGGTTCAGCCATATTCACTCCCTGTTTATAGTTGATGTTGTGCTGCATTTATGCCGGCAGGCCCACGGTGTAGGTCGTCGGCTTGCCTGTGGAAAAGTGTGCGGTCAGGACCTGCATGCGCGGCTTGACGCCTTCCGCGGCCAGGCCGATGTGCACCCAGGAGCCTTCCCAGATAAGCTGATCGAAGGCGATGCTGCTGGCGACGATCTTGCGGCAGATCGTTAGGGGCGACCCGAAGTCGGGGCAGACGAAATCGGCGGCCAGGCCGAACGAATGCGCACTGGTGGTGGAGCCGCCGACTTTCTTGTTGAGCGCATCGCAGCGATAACCGGAATTGATCCGGATAGCCTTGGCGCCCAGCACGGTGCGCACCAGCTCCAGCGTCTGGCAGGTGCGCAGTAGATTTTTCTGAATTGCGGGGCCGGCGGTGTTGTCGATGCTAAAGCGCACCGCGTTGTCGCTGGCGCACATCTCGGCCAGGCTGAAATGGTCAGTCAGTTGCATGTTGTTTTTCCATAAAAAAACCCGCACGCGGCGGGTTCGTTGGTTGATGTTTGTTTTACTTATGCTGGTGTCTTCGGCCAGCTAATGGTGCGCGGCCAGGTGGCCTGGTCAGGCACCTTGTTGAGCTCGACGCGGTATTTTTTCCACAGTTTGAGCAAAGCAATATCATCAGCGGTAGCATCATCAACATCAACTCGATCTTGATATTTGGTCACCTGGCCGTTGGCGCGCAGCAGCTCCGTGGCAACGCGATCTTGTGCCGCAGCCAGTAACTCGGCATCGCTAGGAACATAGTCTGGTGTCGCACCCCATTTGCCGAACGCGCATTCTTCAAAAATAGTGCGGCCATGCAGCTCAATATCATCGGCGCTAGCGAGAAACGACAAGTAAGCGTTTTGCTGCTCGAATTTCACGAGACATTGGAAGCCTGCCGGCACGCGGTAAATCTCTTTGACGTCGGAATACGCAAACGGATCAACGGGCGCGGCCTGCTCGACGGCATCCGGCATGATCGGAATATCGATCTTTGGCGATTTTGGGATCGGCGCAGGATCGATGATGATCGATAGTGCCGCTTCCGATTGTCCCGTTTCCGGAACCGCTTGTTGTGTTTCGTTCGTATCTGTTGTTTTCATCATGCTACCCTTTGCCATAAAGCTGTCCGTGTACCAATGCCACCGTCGCCACCCGTTCCAGAATCGTACGAAAACCCCCGCAATTGCCAAGACCCAGCCATTCCAGAGGTCGTGTGATCCTTATTGAGGATGTACCCGCCAATGCCGCCGTTTTGTAACCCTTGACCAGTCAGCTGATTCGCATACCCAGCACTCACGGCTGAGCCAACCGCCAGACTGGTGCGATTGAACAGCGTAAATTCGTTGACACGGCCGTCTCCGACATACGTGCCCCAGAGATAGAACGGCTGAGCGGCGCCATTTTCTGCAAAGCGGACTGGAATGCCGTTGATGGCATTGGCGTTATTGGCATTGCCCGCGTTGCTCGCGTAATTGACGCTGAAGTTAGATGGGTTATAAAGATTGACGTTAGCCGGATCGTTCCCACCAAATAACCATGTTGGCTGTCCACCGATGCCGCTCCAATTCAAACGGATCGCAGAGGTACCGCTGATCTTGTTTGCCAGTGCATCGTTGAGTCCGGTGATTTGGGCCATGAGTAAAACCAGGTTCCCCCGATTGTAAAGAGAGATTTCATTTTTCCCCGCTTCCATACCGTACAGATAGTATGGCTGGCTGGCAGCGGGATTTTCTCCAAAGCGCATTGGGATTCCACCCACTTTGTCGGCGTTAAGGGCATGCTCGACAACGCCAGCGGTGTCCGCGTAAGCCACATGGAATTTCGACGGATCCACTGCTGGAATTGCACCAATAGCTCGGCTCACGAATTCAGTATTCGCTGCCAGCTTGCTGTTATTGCCGGCCGCTGCAGTTGGCACAGTCGGGCTACCAGTGAAAGCTGGGCTGGCCAGTGCCGCAAAAATAGTCCTCAACGCCTGCAGCAACTGGCCCACGTTAGCCTCATCCGGTTCAACCCCTGCCGCCGCCATGACATTTAACAACTCATCCGTCACCGCGCAGCCCCAAGGGGCCGGAATCAACGACCCGACCTGGCCGGTCGCCGGATTTTCATCTACAAACTTGCCATCCACCAGGCCTACGCCTGGCACACTCTTCGGATAATCCATTACGAATCCTCATAATCAAAAAATACAATCGTGTGCGCCGGGCTTTCCCGCCGCACCACACATTCCACCGGCTGATTCGGGTTATCCCCGAACCGCTCACCCCATACCGATACACCCCAGCGGCGGCCGGCCGCCAACCTGGCGCCGAGGTGCAGCGTCCACAAGAACTGCGCGTTCCAGGTACCAAAACGGGCTTTGCCGAACCGCGCCCGGCCAAACCGCGGCGCGCGATGTTCGGTAATGCGCGGATTGGGATAGCCAAGATCAATCGCAATCTGCAGGAAATACGCGATGTCCTGGCGGCCAACCGCAATCAGCCGAGTCCGAACAGCCTTTTGTCGGTCGGAGAACGACGGCGCCGCTCCATAGCAAGGGTCGGGCAGATTCATCACCCGTTCCCAATCCGGCACCAGCTCGCGCACCGTAGCCGGGTCCATTTCGTTTAGCAGATCATTGGCGCGGCTGTCGACGCGCGCGAACTCCGGCGCCAGATCCGCCAGAATGGTGTGCACCTCCGGCGCGAACTCTTCTTCCCACGCCGGGCCGGGCGGTAGCAACGTGGTCAAGAGCTCTCCGTAATCCTCGCTCGTTCTTATACCCATGTGATCCCTCCAAAATTTGGAATGGAATAGCCTGGAAGAACGATATCGACCGTCGGCGCGATGAGCTTGTGGTCGTACTCGCCGGCCGAGTCGCTGATTGCTGCAGCAATATGCGTGAGTGGAATTTTCCGGGGCACGCCGGCGCCAGACTGCGGCATCTTGAGCGCGGTCTCCACTTCACGGTTGAGCAGATCACGTAGACTTACCTCCACCGCCAGCCGGATCGTCGAGGAATCGGGATCCAGGGCGATGGTGAACGCTACCGGCAGCTGCGGCGGTGCCAGCACATAGAGCTCCGCTGCCACCGGCCGGACGGTCACCGCATTGATATGCTCATACACCTGCTGGATCTCGTTCGCATCCGGAATTGGATTGACATCGTTGTCGCGCATGAAGAACACCGCCACTGTGCCCGGCCCCATGTACGTCGGCACGCACCAGGCCCGCGTCACACCCGGCACCTCCAGGGCCCAGTCGACATAGTCGCCTTGATTGCCGCCATGGGGAACGCGCTGATAGGAGCGTATGACCCGCAGCCGATATTCCTCAATGGTTTCCTGCGCACTTCCCCCTGTAATACCGGGTTCATTGGCAACGCCGTCGTCCTCGACATCCAGCACTGGCGACACCATCGACAATACGGCGCCGGCGGCCAGGTTCCCATCGGCCCCAGCGACCACTGCCTCGAGCTGGACTATGGCGCTAGTGCCCGCCAACTTCACCGGGTCGACAACCCGATAGCGGCGGCGGTCCTCTGATTGCATGAGCACATCTTCATCGACAATTGCGCCGACCTTCCCCTTGATGGTCGCCGAACCAAAAGCCGGCGAAGCATCTTTGCGCGCTTGGCGCAGGCGCAGCCGGCCTTGTCGCAGCAACATCTCTTCTTCCGCCGTATCCGGCAGTATCTGTTTGGCGTTCCAGTCGAGGTGACCGTGCAGGCCATGCGATGCGCCGGCATGCGTGCGCGCCAGCACTTGCCGGTCGGCACGCCGTAGTGTCGATGCCGACTTATTGGTCAGATCGACACTCACCCGCTCGATCAACTTCGGCAGCGGTGGTGTTTCAAATGGCATGAATAACTCTCCATATATCGTCAAAATCGAAGGAATTGACCAGGTCCGGATCCTGTTTCAACGTGACCGTCAGCCGCAGACCGTATGTGTCCTTGCGCGAGACAACGATGCCGACGTCCGTCACCAGCTGGTCGTCCAGCATCCATTGCAATGATTCGCGCGCGTACTCCTCGGCGCACCGCATCACCTCAGGAGTTATCGTGGTACGACGCAGGAGCCATAGCCGTGACCCGATCTTGTCGTTAGGCACATCCGGGAACGAGTCGCCCCACCATCCCATGCGCGCATCATCATCCAGCTTGTCGTCAGGCTCGGCACGGCGCCAGGTAAAAATGCTGATGACAACGGCGCGCCGGAGTAAGTCGGTCCGGACCTCCGCAGCATCATTAGATTGGAGTGCTTGTAGACGGGCCATCGTGTTCCTTGTGTATGTGGCCAACCATCGAGGTATCCACCAAGACAATATCCGGCGCGGTAATTTTCCCGCTGGAGTCGACATTGGCGGCATTGATGGTCAGCGTGGTCGCGGTTAATGTCTGCTGCTCGGCCGTCACGGTAAATTTCTTTGTCTTGACGTTGTATTCGTCGCATTCAACATCGATGACACGGCCGTTCTTCAGTTTGATGAAGGCCCCCTCATGGGTATAAATCGCCAGTTCGCCCGGCTCCAGTCCGGCGATGCGGTAGCGCCGGTCGGTGGTCACGATCACATAACCCACGGATCTGTCTCCGCCCGGAAATATAGCAATGCCCTCTGCGCCGGCCAGCGGGTTGCTGGTGAACCCGTAGGGCTCCATATGTTCCACACCGGATTTCACTTCGCCCGCCAGCAACCGGATCTGCAGCTGCTGCATCTTGCCGGCCGCGTTACTGAGCGCGACCGTGCACCTGGCCACCATGTTCTGTACCGTATTGCCAATACCCATCATTTCTCCCAATTCGGTGGTAGCAGATACTCGAAGGCATCGCCTTTTTTTCCCTTGGCCTTTTTAGCGCGCCGTTCAGGCTCCGGCGGATCCGGCATGAACCCTTCCGGCGGCGCCACGGTCATGCTGGTCACCGTGCCGCGTTCCTCACTCTCGTGGTATTCGATTTCGGAAATCAGCATGTCGCGGTCAAAGCCGATGACCGGATCCACCACCCTGACGATCTGGTTATGGCGCCACAAGTCGCCATTGGCCTGACGCCAGCCCTGTACCTCGTAGCGGGTCTCCAATGCCTTGCTGACGCGGCTCTCACGTTCCCAACTCACCCGCTTGGTGGCAATCTCCGTTGTCATCTGGCCACTTTCGTTAAGCACCAGGGTCCGCCGCCGAGCAATCCGGTCGTCCGTGACGCGCGCTTCTACCTCGCTGGCGGACGGGCCGAAATCGCTGTCCGTGCCGCTGCGCTGGCCCTTGCAGACGTATTCCGAAAACACGTCAGAAAAATCCAGTGACGCCTCGCCGGCCTTGATGTTGTAGCCCCGCTCCAGCCGGTCCGAGGCTCGGCCGGCGCTGCCGGGTTCAGCAATGACCAGGCGCCCGTAGGCGTCGTCGGTCGACAGCAAGCGCGACATCCGCAGCAAGCGGTCGATCGATTCAAAAGCCGTCTCGCCAGGGTCGACCATATGGTCAGCCAGCGACAAGCCGGCATCCGCTTCGCTGATGACGGCAATCCCGTACGGTGCCGCCAGCGCCTTGACGATATTCAAGATGCTGGTATTTCGCCATTGCGACGGCCGGTTGTCAGCCGCACAATCGACCACATCGGCAGTCATTGATCGACCGCCGATGGCCAGCGAGATCGACTGATCGTCGTAGCGGATTGGTGTGCCGAACACGTAACCGGTCAGCACCAGGTCCTGCCCGATCCGCACCAGGCACTTGTCCCCCTGCTTTACCCGCCGCGGAACATCCGCGCCCGGCCATCTCCAGGTAATGCCGACGGTAAAATCCCGGCATTGCCGCTCGATGCCGGCGGAAATGCTGGTATCGAGCCAGCCGCCGTAATCAATCCCGTTCACGGCCAGGGATACTGCATGCGATGTGTCTGTCATTTAGCGGCAACCTGTATCGGTGTTACCGGCAAGAAGCCGGGATGGGTTATTTTGTTGCGCTCTACGATTTCGCTGGCGCGCGTGGCGCTGCCGTACAATTCGTACGACAGCACCAGCGCCGGTTGCACCTGAGTGGCGCCGTGATATCGCAAACGTACGCCCTGCCGCGCTACTGCCTGCAGGTGGTTCTCGACCTGGCGCCGAATATCGGCGATCGCTTCGAACTGTTCATAGGGCGCCTGCAGCGCCTGCTCCCATAGCTGGTCCGTCACGATGTCGATGACGCCGACAATATCGTCGGTCACCGGCACTTCGGGATACGTGACAGGCGTCACAACTTGCACATCCAGCGGCGGCGCGCCGGTCGGCGCTGCCGGCGGGGTGACGATCGGCATACTGGCGACATCGCGCACGACATCGACCAGAATGACGTTTTGCGCCAGGTCGACCAGTGCCGCATGGACCGCTTTGGCCTGCGCGCCCTGCGGCGTTGGCACGCCGTCGAGCGACTGCACCGCCACGCACTTGCCCGCGACATCGGAGCAAGTGCCCTGGAAGCCGTCGAACTCCGTGACATAGCCGCCGAAAGCCGCTTGTATCTGCGCCGGAATGCGCAATGGCACGTTCATGACCAGATAGGCTAGATTTTGCGCACTGCGAAACGCCTCGGCTATAGGACGCACCGTGTCGTAGAGCGTAGTAAACACCGCCGTCACGGAATCGAGAATGCTGTCGATGCTGATCTGGCCGGTCTTGATGAGCGCCATGGCTTGCTCAAACTGCGTCAATCCGGCGCTCAGGTAATCCTGCGCCCCCATCTCCAGCACCTGGCCGGTGTTCACCGTCTCGGCGGGAAACTCCTGATCGTCATCCTCAATAAAATTGAGATCGAAATCGACCACGCCGCCGTTGCGCCGGTCATGCGATACCGATCCCACGCCCGCCTTGACGCGCATGGAACCGTAATACGGATGGACCAGCTGGCCGGCGCCCTCCTCATTGACCGCCCGCAGCAAGGCGTCGCGCTGCTCGAAACAGTCCGGGCCGCCGACAAATGCCCGAATATTGAACTCGCGCGCCACCCGCCCCATGTCTTCCGAATACGGGCGGTCGCGCTGCGGATAGCGATGCGTCTGCAGCCGCCGCCCGATCGGCAAGTCGTCGGTGTCGAAGAAGAATGGAACGCCCTTGAACGACGCCTCACGTACACTATCTCTCCAGGTCGTCATGCTGGTGCTGCCTTTCTTGAATTGCTGCTGTAGCCGACCTTCGGCGAAACCGACACATTCGGGTTATTGGTCTTGGCTGTCACAATGCTGGTGCCAGGCGGTGCTCCTTCAAAGCGCACGGCAATGTCGCCCTTGACCGCATTGCTGGCGCGCTGTTCGTTGACCGAAGCGGTAAACGAATTGAGTACGCTGGTGCCGCTGGCCAGACCCTTGGTCGCGCCGGCATTCACCGTGTCACTGACGCCGGAGGAGACGGCGCCTGCTGCGCCGCTGATTTTCTCGCCCACCCACTTGGCCCCGTTCAGGATCGGCTCGATATACACCTTGACCCGATCCCACAACCCTTTAAACCAGTCCACGATGGGTTCCCAGTTCTGGATGATGATGCCCAGCGGGTGGTAGTTCATGAAGATGTCCTTGATCCAATCCCAGGCTAGCCCGGTCACCGCCTTCACCGCCTCCCATAGGGAAGAGAAAAAAGTCTTGAGCGGCTCCCAATTGCGCATGATCAGCGCCAGAGGTGCGTAACCAAGGACCGCGCCCTTGATCCAATCCCACGCCAGGCTGGTGACGCTCTTGATGGCGCCCCAGAGCGCGGAAAAGAAAGTCTTGATTGCCCCCCAGTTGTTCGCAATGAGCGCAATCGGGGCATAACCCAGAACCTTGCCTTTGATCCAGTCCCAGACGCCGGAGGTGACCGTTTTGACGCCCTCCCACAATCTGGAGAAAAAGCCGGATACTGCCGACCAGTTCGCAATCAAGAAACCAGCAGCCACAGCAAGCAAGCGCACCGCGATGCCAATCGGCGTCAAGCTGCTGACCAGGGTAAAAATCCGCATGGCCACCGTGGCGCCGACAACGGCCAGGCGCAGTGCGATCAGCCCCGCGGCCGCGCCCAGGACACCCTTGATCACCGCCGGGTTCGCATTCGCAAAATCGGCCATCATGTCGATCACCGGACCGATCACGCCCAGGAACTGATTGAGCGACGGCAGCAAGATATTGCCGACACCGATGCCCAGGCCGACTACCCGGTTTCTGACCAGCTGGATAGCATTCGCCGTCGTCGCCGCGCGCGCTTCATACTCCTTGTTCATCGAGCCGGCGTACTGGGTCACGTCGCCGACTTTCTTCAAATTCGTCTTGAGCAAGTCAAGGTTGTCCAGCATCGGTGCGATGGCGCCGATCGACTCGCGCCCGAACAGGTTTTCCAGCACCGACGCCTGCTTGGTCTTGTCTACCTTGCTAATCGCGGTCAACACGCGCTGCGCGGTGCCCTCGGAATCTTTCTGAAGATCGACAGCGATCTTGCGCGCATCCAGGCGCAGGGCCTTGAAGGTTTCCTGCTGTTTCTTGGTCGCAGAGGATCCCGACGCCAGGGTCAGCATGAAGTTCTTGATGCCGGTCGAGGCAATTTCTTCCTGCACGCCCATGCCGGCCAGCGTGGCGCCCATGGCGGCAATCTGGCCGGAAGCGAAACCTGCCACCTTGCCCAGCGGACCGATGCGGGTGACGATATTGGAAATCTGCCGCGCGTTGGCCGGACCGGTGTTGCCGAGGAAGTTGATCTTGTCCGCCAGGTCCACGACCTCGTTCTGTCCCAGCTTGAACGCGGTGCGCCATTTGGCCATCATGTCGCCGGCTTCGTCGGCCGACTGGTCGAAGGCCACGCCCATCTTGACCGCGTCCTCAGCAAACCGGCCCAACTCCCCTTTGTCGATGCCGGATTGGCCGCCGGCGGCCGTGATCTTGGCGATCTCGGTCGCCGCCATCGGCAGCCGCTTCGACATCGTGATGATGTCGTCGCCCATCTGCTTGAATTGCTGGGGCGTATCGAAATCCACCACCTTGCGCACGTCAGCCATCGCCGACTCGAAGTCAATCGCCGCTTTGGTGGCCATGGCAATCGGCGCCACCAGGGCAGCACCTTTCAGTACGTCGCCGAAGGACAACCCATCGCCCAGTCCATCCGCTTTCAAGCCCTTGCGGAATCCAGCCACCTTCTTGCGCAATCCGTCGAGCGTCGGCGACAGCTTGTCGACGCCCGTGATGAGCGCCTTTAATTGGAATTTGTCAGCCATTCTTCGATTTCCGTGTGTTGATGCGGGTGGATTGCTGGATGACTTCCAGGAACACACTCAGCGGCCTGGTCATCATGGTTTCCGGATCGCAGTTCCAGAAATGCGCGACGTCATAGGCCGCGTTCGCTAGCTCGTCGTAGTCCCCGGCTTGGAGCTCAAGAAAAAACCCACGATCCACCAGCAGATCGTGTTGAGGTCGCTCAACGCCAACTGGTCGACCGAGCTCGACGGGATAGCAGCACAACGGACAATCATCCTGGCGCAAATCTCTGTCTTCATCGAGACCTCTTCGTCGCTTCCGACAAAATAGGGAAGCGATTTCACGGCGCGCGCATCAGCAACCGTGGGTTCCCGCACTTCCAGCTCGGTGATTTCCTGATCATGTGCAGTGATCGGTGTAGATAATGTAAATTTCATTGCCAGACTCCTTTGCGGCCGTTAAATTCAAGAGCAACCTTGCCGTCGTCGCCCGATGCCGCCGGCTCGCCGACCACATAAGCTTCGGTCAGCACATACACGCGCCCGTTGCGGTATTCCACGGTGACGGTCATGTCCTTGGCCGCACGCAGCTTGTTGATCGGAAAATCCTTTGTGAAGGCCGCATCCACCTTCACATAGGGCGTCAGGTCTTCTTCTTTGTACAGACCCGGCAAGACGCTTTCCCGCTTGACGTCGAACAGCGGGCATTCGATGCCGCCCATCACGGAGAACTGCTGTCCGTCGGCCTTGACGTAACAGGTCCCTGCTATTGCTTGTCCCATCTAGGACTCCTTAAAGTAAAAAAGCCGCCCGAAGGCAGCTTATTGATTGACGACAGTCGCTTACGCTTCGGCCGGGTATTGCAGGCGGAACTGATTGAGCAGCGCAAACACGCGCAGCTGGTTCACATAGTCCGGCGGGAACAGGATGTTCACCCGATTCGGGCTGTTCGTATCACGCTCAACGATCAGGTACTGATTGAACAGCTCGGCATTTTCGACAATGCCTTCAAATTCGAGCGCTGCATAAGCTGCCACCAGCTCTCCGCGGATGACATTCGGCGTCACGATGGCCTGGCCGGCGCCGAACCTGGTGCCGTCATCGGCCAACTTGTGGCGCCCATATTTACTGGTAATCCGCCCTTTCAGGAAGCGCAGGATGTACGCCGTCTGGTGCAACGTTTCGCTGTCCAGGTACGACCGGTCGGTCTGGCCGTACGCGTTGCGCTGGTAAGTCGTCACCGCGCGCTCGATCCGTACCGCGCCGCCGTTATAGGTCGATGTCGCCATACCATTAGATAGCAAGGACTGGCGCTCGTTAAGCAAGAAGCGCTGGCCGGACGGCGCCGGGTTGATCCCCACCAGCTCACCGGTCTGCGTCGGCCGGGCCGGATCCGCGGAAATAAAGACCGCGTTGCGCGCCGCCGACGCTGCGGCGTTTTCCCATAGCGGCTCCGGCATCCCCACTTCCATGGTGTTGATGGTGATGTGCGGATCGTTCCTGGCCCGGCCGAACGCGATCGACTCGCCCAGCGTGCCGCGCCGGGCCGAATATACGTGGCCGTACAGCTGCGCCGAATAGGCCCAGCGGCCGGAGATGTCGTTCATCCAGTCTCGCAGCGCATCGAGCGACGACGTATCGGTATACGGCTGCACGATAAAATCGAACTCTTCGTCGCCCACCGCGGCGAGCAGTTCCGGCATCTCCGGCGATCCCGTACCGCCTGCCATGGCGGTGATCGCCACGGTCAGGCCGCTCGGTGTTTTTTCGCCGCCGTTACTGCCCAGCCGATTCATTTCCAGCTGAACATCATTACCGGTCAATCCTAACCATTTGCTGGTCAGTATCACGTCCGGCCCAGCCGCAACCGCGAGCACGGCAGAGTCGGTACTGGCGCTGATGGCGGCGGCCAAGGCTGTCGCCATCGCTGCCGCCGTGCCACCATTCGGCACGGTCGCCCGGATGCGCTTGCCACCTATATAGAGAGACAGCAATCCCGGTTCGCCGGCAACACCAGACAGGGTCACCTTACCGGCCGCCGCGCTGCCATCCGCCAATTTGACGGGCAGACACCAGATTTCGCCCAGCGGATCGCCATTGCGAAATTTAGTATGCATCGCATGCAACATCGAACCAGGGCCGCCGATCTGCGCCGCCTGGCTGGAGCCAGAGACGAGAACCAGCGCGCCGTCGGTCTCGACGTCGCTATTGACCTGACCGATGATCAGCCGGCGCAACTGCGTCAGGCCGCCACCGGCTTGTGAATTGTCGGTTTCCGCATAGAACAGCGGCACCATCAAGTCTGCAGGAATCTGATTAAAACTGACCATGCTATGCCGCTCCTTCGGTTTTAGCCGGTTTGCCAGCCGGCTTCTTTGTTTGTGCTTCGATCACGTCGCCGTCCTTCAGCCGGCGCACCCAGTAGGGCGTCTTGGGCACATCGCGCCCCTCGGCCGGAAGGTCGTCACCGTATTCGGGATCGGGAACTATCCGGCCCGGCGCCGGCTTGACTGCATAGGTATTGCTCATGGAAGATCGTCCTTAAGTTGAAATTCAATCCGGCCGTCAGGCCCTGGGTACTGCAAATTTTTATCAGCCATCGGATCGATGGCGTCGACCTGCAAGTGGTAGCCTTCGAACTTGGCCAGGCCGGCCAGCTCGACTTCCTGCCAGGTCTCCGGCTCGTCGCCGCCGCCCAGCGTCCATGCCGCAGAGAAACCGTACTTGTAGAGCGCCCGATTCCGGTCCAGGCTCAGCAGCATGGAATCCTCGTACTCGATGCCCTCGTACTCGCTCGACGGCATCAAACCGACCAGGGCACGCAGCAATTCCGCTCGGATGTCGTGCAGCTCGTCGACCAGCGACTGGCCGCGTTCGTCTTTCGTGGCCAGGAACACGACCACATCGAACTCATCCTTGATTTCCTGACTGGTCTCGTTCTGCAGCGCGTTTTCGGCAGGACTGTCGCCGGTGTAGATGACGTAAGCCGCCGGCATCGCCATTTGCGCACTCTCGCGCGCGGCATCAAATTCGATGCCGCCGCCGACCCGGCCGGCAAACGTAGGACACTGGGCACGTAGGTGCGCAATGATTGGTGTAATTTTCATGGGCGAAAAAAAACCGCACTAGGCGGTGTGGTAGAGAAATGGAAATAACCAGCTGTTACTTGATGGACAATGCACCGTCCAGCGCGCTGGTAAGCTCGTGCCGCACATCGTACTGCTTGCGCTCCAGTGCGTCGGCCATGTAATTGCCTTTGGGCCGGATACGCCAGCCGCCCTGTTTGTTCTTCACGCCGTAGTTGAGATAAGCCGGGTAAAAATCCTGCATGCCGGCAATTTTCTGCGGCGCGATCCGCACCAGGAAACCGGAGCGGCTGACCTTGACCTTGATCGACCTGGCCAGCACGCCGGCTTTCCGTTTTGGATAGTCACCACCGGAGACGGCCAACTTGCGTCCTTCCCGCTGCACGATCCGGCCTACATTTTGCATACCCTTGCGCACGCGCTTTTTGTCGAAATCGATCCTTCTATCGAAGCCCTCGAAGCCTTCAATATGCAGATACATGGCTGGCTTGGCCATTTCCTAGCTCCTCAACATCAAGTATCGTAAAGCGGCTCTCTCCCTTCAAATCGGCGATACGCCGGATCCGGTATACCGTATCGCCATGCACCACTTCTTGCGATCCGGACTGGATGCCGGGCAGGAAGCGCAAAAAAATGCGATGCGTGGTCGCGCGGTCGGTCTGCGCCGTGCCGGCGTAGATCGCGCCGCCGACGGGTTCGATCCGCGCCCACCGGGGCTTATCGTAGGGAAAGGTCTGATCGATTCCCATGTCCGCCGCAGGCAAATCAACGCGCAAGCGGATATGGATCCGATGGCGTAACTTGCCGATGGTCGGCGTCTTGAATACCGTTTGCATGGCATTACACTCCCATCTGAACCCGGTACGGCTGCAGCAATGTGCGCGAGCCTCGCGGGAGATTTTCAACGGTCAGACCGATCACCACGTCTTCCCGGTTTTCGTACAACATGCCGAGGATCAGCAGCACCGCGGCCCGGATTGCATCATTCGCCACCATTGGAAAGTCGCCAGCAGCGCCGGCAGTCACCGCGGCATCTAACGCGGCATCATCCTCGAATACACGGCGATTCATGAACTCGCAAGCAGACTCGGCGGCGCCGCCGAGATAAACCTCGATCAGATCCGCGTCGTCGCTACCCGGCTCAACGCGCAGATGCTTTAGCGCTATGGGCAGGGACACGATCATTGCTTGTTGCCGGCTTTGTTCTTTGGCTCTTTTGCCATCTTGTCCTCCGGCGCCGGTGCGGTTTTACTGGCGGGCTGGGCGGCCGGATCCTGGTCTACCTTGATCTCCACCAGGCCGCACAGGGCCAACTCATTTGCCAAGGTTTCGTGCACGACAATCTTGTCGCCGATGGCAAGGTCATAGGAACAGTGGATGAAACGTTGTTTTGCGATGATTGTTACAGGCATCATTTTCTCCATCTATATATTAGTGCGCCCCGGCGCTGCCGGGACGGCTATGACTAAGCAGCGACGACCAGCTTGCCCTTGATGAACGCTTCCGGACGATAGACCGCCAGGCCCAACCGCTCCTCGATCAGGATCGCCACCATGTTCTTGATGAAGTCGTCCTCATTCTCGGTAGCGACAGCGATGCTGGCTTGCAGGCGATCAAAAATCTGCGCACCCAGCTTGAAGGCGCCGACCAGGAAGTCGTTAAAGCTCATGGCCTGGGTGGCAACAACCGGCCGCCCCCACAATGCCGGCTGAGAAATGCTCTGCGGATTGGCAAAAATGTAGGCGCCGGTGCTGTCTTTCTGCAGCTCAATTGCGGCCCAGTCGATTGGATTCATGACAATCCCGGTCGATGGGTATTCAGCCAGCTCGGCCTGCAGCAACGCCAATCGCAAAATATCGATGCGTGTGGCGCCATCTACCGGGATCGGCGCGACATACTGCGATGCCTGGGTAAAAATGCCGTTCAGGTTGTTGCCGACGCCGGAACCGTTGAGCAGCTGCCCCTCTTCCTTGAGCGCCAGACCGTAGCGCAGGCGGCCGTCGATGTAGCTCTGCATCATTGGCGCATCCGCCAGGATCTCGGTCGAAGCCTTGACGTAGTGCGCAATTTTGACCACCGCCTGCGCCACCAGGTCGAAGGTAATGTCCGATTTCGGCTTTGCCGTGCCTTCAGCAACGGTCGCCGCCATGTTTTGGAAGCCGGTTTCCTTGACGTATTGGATCAAGTTCGAGCCGGTAGTACCTGGCGTCAGGAGATCGCGCACCGTCAGGCGGCGGTCAGGCGGCGCCACGATGCCGGTGCGGCGGTCCGGTGCGATAGTGGCGCCAGCGCTGGCCGGATCCGAGGTAATGCTGACCACGGCCTTAACCGGGAAAGAAAATCCCTTGCGGTAGTCACCGGCAGACACGTATTCCTTGAATTCCTTGGAGTCCGTCACCATGTCGCCGATCGATTTCGCGCCTTGGTCGTCATCACCACCTGCACGTCGGTCCAATTTTTGCTCGGCTTCCTGCAAGCGGGCCTGCAGTTCGCCCTGCTTCACCAGCATTTCGTCGATCTTGCCTTTGGTTTCAATCGACATGTCACCGGATTTCTTCGCTTCGGCGAGAGCTTTCTCGCCGAGCTCCTTGGTCTGGTCACTGATTTTGTCCAGCGCAGCCTTGATTTCAGCGGGATTAACCAAGGTCGTCTCGCCGGCAAAGCCGATCAAGGACAAACCGGCGAGGACATCGGCATGCGACGTGACGAACGCATGCACATCGACACCCATGGCCTGGGCCGCCAGGGAGAAAACCGACAAGCCGAGGACTGCAACTACGAGGATAGAACGTTTCATATAAAAACCTTTCGGAAATAAAAAAAGCCGCATAAGCGGCCGGATTGCTGAGATGGATAAAAAAACTACAGGTTGAACGAATTCAAAAGGCGCAACGTTTCGCTGATTCCGGCCCCGCACTCCCGTGCCTGCCAATGCTTGAAGCCGTGCACAGCGATATGCTCGGCATCCGAGCGCGCAAAACCCTTCTCCCGAAGCAGTTCCTCGAACTCGCGAATAGTTGGCTTGTCACCCAGCAGCAGCTTGGACTTGACCGCATCGATCTGCGCCTCGACATTGGCCGGGAAAGTGACGATGCTGATCTCCTGCAGGTCCAGCTTGGTCAGCGTCCGTATACGGTCTTTCTCGTTCCAGCTGTCTTCCAGCACGTAATAGCCAATGGACAGGCCCTTGACTACCCGGCGCAGCATCAAAGTGTGCGCCTGCGCCGCCAACGGTATCTGGTCTTTCAGCAACCATCCTTCCACCCGCAGGCCGCGCGCATCCTCTTCCAGAATGTCGTAGCCGCCGATCGGCTGAGAGGAATTGTGCTGCCACAGCGCCGGCAGCGGATCGCCGGACGCCTTGATCGCCTTCAAACTGTCGGCGAAGGCGCCAGGCGCTACAATTTCGCGATAACTGTCGACGTTGCCAAACACCGAACCATAGCCGGCAAAGGTCCCATCCTCGTTGACAGCATCGGCCTTGAAGCCGAATTGCTTGTGTTTCATGCTCGCAAGAGCGTTTTTTGTTCTCATTTCTGCTCCTTTTCCCCGTTATCGAGCCATGCCAGCAAGGCGTTTTTGGCCGTCGTGCTGGCGCCACCGCCCTCGCCCAGCTTGTCGATCGGCAGCATGTTCGATTGCACCGTCAGGACAGCCGCATTGCCGCCCAGCGCCGGCAGGTTCTCTTTCTGGCGGCAATCGTCGCGGGTCATGATGCCGTTTTGCGTCATGACGCTATAGAAGGCGGCACGCGCCGCACTGTCGCCGCGCAGCAGCCCCTCCAGCGCGACTTCCGCTGAATAGCGCTGGCGTTCAGCCGGTGTGAGCAAGTCCTTGCGAATGCCCTGCTCCAGCCGTACCGCCCAGGGACGCAGGGTCAACGTGACCAGCCAGATCATTTTTTCTTCCAGGCCGGTGCCCCAGTTGCTGTCCTTGCCACCGTGGCCGATCAGTGCCGGGTCAACACGGAACCAGCGGCACATCTCTTCGATATTGAAGATCCGCGTCGACAGCAGCTCGGCATCTTGCGGATTCATTCGCATCTGCTGGAACTCACTGCCCTTTTCCAGCACCATCACGCCACCGCTGTCGGAGACTTGTTTGACGTGCTTCCGGATGTCCTCACGCTGATCTGGCTTGAGCACCACATCCATGGTGACCAGGCCAGAGGCTTTCATGCCGTTGGTGAACGTCTCGGCGCTGGCTTCGTCGGCCGCCATCGCGGCGCCGAACACGTTGGCGCCGTATGCTACCGGCGACAGGCCCGTCTCGCCATCGATCGTGAAGGCGGGCACGTGCCACATGCGATTCTCGGGAATGGTGCGGGTCTCACCGGTCAGCGGATCGTTGTAGCGCCATAGGATGACGCCTGATTTCAATCTCCTGCGGGTTACAAATTCTGGCCGCAAGAACTCCAGCGACGTGATCACGCCCGCACTCATGCGCTTTTCCACATAGGAATTGCCATGCAACAGCAGGCTCAACAGCACCAGCTGCCAAAATACCGCCGCCGTCATGGTTGCGTTAGGCTGGGTATGCAGCAGATAGTAGAGTTGATGATCGGTCGCCGGTATCTGCGCGCCTTTTGCGTCCTTGTAAAACAGGCCGAACGGGAGCGTTGACAGCACCTCGCAGACGAGGCGCACACACGCCATGACAGTGCCAATCTGCAAGGCAGAATTAACAGTGACCGACTTGCCGGTGAAATTCGACATGCCCAGCCAGCGCGACCAGAACGCGCCGTCCGTCAAACTGATGCTGCCTGTGCTCTTGAGCGCCAGGGGACGCATGCCATGGCTCAGCACGGCCGCAAGTGTTTTATTTAGCACCGGTCAGCCCTCGCATCAACACCGCGCTGAGCGCCAGGAACGGCCCGGCGCCAAGCAACAACGCCCAGCCGAGGCCGGCCAGCACATAGATGCCGGCGGCGGCCATACTCACGCCTATCACCGCTGCAAAAATCATAATCAAGATTGGTTTTGTCATTTTTATACAATGATAGGGTTGGACAAAAATTCGCTAATGTCTTCTTCGACTTCGCCGTTGCCGGATCTGCCGATGGCCATGACCGCTGCGACCATCCCATCCACCCGGCCAGTGGCACGCTCTTTGGCGATCTTGCGATTGCCCGCCGGATCCGTCATCAGCACCGCGTTGGCAGCACACCAGGTCATAACCGGGTTGCCGTCATGCGCAACACGGCGGTCCAGCAGCATGCGCTCCAGTTCATCGATAGCCGGCGCCATGTCCTTGAACCCCTGGCCAAACGGCACCAGCGGCGGCAGCGGTACGCCCTCACGCTCGACCAGCTGCTGGAAATCCTCCAGCCGCCAGCGGTCGCAGGCGATTTCCCGGATGTCGAACTGGGACGCCAGGACGGATGCCCGATTGAGCACCGCCAATTTATCGACCGCCCGGCCAGGCAAGGCTTCCAGGTAACCGGCATCGCGCCATGCCAGATACGGCACGCGATCCTTGTCGGCTTTGTCGTGCAGGCCATCGCCCGGCAACCAAAAATAGGGGATCAGCCGCGTCACGGGATCCTCTTCCGTCGGATCCAGCGCCACCACCAGTGCCGTCAAATCTTGCGTACTGGACAAATCCAGCCCCGCAGTGCCGGTGCGGCCATACAGACTTTCAATCGGCACTGGCGGATCAGCCTCGCAGCCGAACCAGACATCGGCGGAAATCCATGGTGACTCGGCTTCCGTCCACTCACAGAAATTAAGGCGCCGCACCATCGATTCCTTCGAAGGCATCCCGCGCGCCTGCGTCACCTGCTCTCGCAGATATTTCAATCCCGGCACGCCGTCGTTGAGACTCGGATTCGCCTTCAACCAGCAGTTTTCATCCTTGAACGGGTCGTCGCCGATGTCCAGCGAACAAATGAACGCAAAAAAACTGTCATCCACCAGCTGGCCGGCCGACACCTTGCTGCCGTAGTCGTGATAGTCCCAGCACACAGTCCGCTTGTCGGTGCCGGAGTTGGTGATCATGAAGATCAGCGCCTGCTCCCGACTCTTGGTACCGGCGCGCATCATCTCGATAACGTGCGGCGTTTTGTGTTCATGCACCTCATCGATCAGCGCAATATGCGGCCGTGGTCCGGACTGGCCATCGTCGGCGCTGATGGTCCGGAAGAAACTGGACGTCGCGTGATAGGCCAGGTTGAATTCCTTGCCACGACTGCCCGATGCCACCAGGCGCGCCTCCAGCTGCGGCGACTGCTCCTTCATCGCCACCGCATCGCGGAAGAGAATCTGCGCCTGGTCTTTCTTGGTCGCTGCCGCATAGATCTCGGCGCGCGACTCATGATCCGCCGTCAAACCGAACAGGCCGACGCCGGCTGCCAGCGGTGACTTCCCACTACCCTTGCCGGTTTCCACATACGCTACACGGAAGCGCCGCAGGCCATCCGGTCCCATCCAGCCAAACAGGCTGCCGACGATGAACGCCTGCCAGCCCAGCAGCAAGAACGGTTGTCCTTCAAATTTACCGCCATTGAGGCGCAGTACCTCTTCGAAGAATTCAATGGCGCGCTGAGCGGCGTCCAGATCCCATGTCAGGCCGCGGGCGGGACCTTGCTCTAAGTCATTCAGATGCCGCTTGCAGGCGGCGCGTACATCGGGTCCCGCAACGATCATCCCAACCGTGACCTCCTGGGCGTAAGCGGTGACGCGATCAGGCGCCGAAGAACTTGTTTGCCGCTTCTTTTTGCTCATTGGGGAACAGCTCCGCTTGTGGTGCCTGCACCTGCAGGCGGGAACGCGCGGAGGGATTCAGCCCGAATGAGGCGCCCGCCGTGCGCATCCGGTCTTCGGCGCGGTTCGCAATTTGCATCCACACCGACATTTGCTTGTAGCCGCTTGGCGTGATTTCCTCGAAACCGGCATCTTTCAGAACGCTCATTTTTTGGCGCGCCATTTTCCAGTCGCCCCAGGCCTGGCAATACACCGCCAGCTCAGCCCGGTCGATCCGCGACAGTACGCCCATCACGGTCAGGTCGCCGACGATGCGCTTCCATTCTGTCTTCGCGTCGGGCGTGAGGAAATCAGGGCATGTAGGCGGCGCGATCGGCGCAGCCGGCGCCATGCCGGCGGCAGCCATTTCAGCGGCCGATTTTTTGCTCTTGTTGCCGCCGATCAGATGCAAAGCCGCGGGCAAGGCCCGGCGACCAGAGTTATTGTTTCCTGCCATGTGAAACTCCTTGAGATACCCCCCTCTGATATTTCCCGCTCATACAAAGAAAGAGAGGCAATCGGTCTGGGAGAAAAATGCTGCAAGCTTTCGACCCGCCCCCGCCCCTATTTGGTGCATCGGGGACGCGGCGAGCGCCAGTGGTGATTCGCGTCGAGCGGCAGGCCGTTGACGTCGCAGCCCCGCAGCGTGCCGCTCTTCTCAAGCTGCTGCTTGGCGCCGTCGTGGCATGGCTTGCATAATGACTGCAAGTTCTCTTCGTCGTAGAACAATGCTTCATCGCCGCGATGCGGCGTGATGTGGTCGGCGACCGTCGCTTCGGTCACACGCCCGACTGCCTGGCACAGCGCACACAGCGGGTGGTCGTTCAGCTGATGCCATCGCAACCGGTACCAGCGCTTGGTGTTGTAGAGGTATTTGTACGAAATTTTTGCCATCGAAAAACCAAATGAAAAAGCCCCAATCGATTTCTCGATTGAGGCTCTGTTTTCTTTACCCGTGAGATGACCGCCATCTGGCATCATCTCAAGGGCGCGCTACGGCGGCACGTAAATTGTTGATGTGATTTTCGTTTGAAACAAAAAAATTATCAAGCGTTTTTTTCTGGCTCTGATTTTGAAGTTACGGCAAATCGAAACTCGCGCTGACTCGGCTGCAATTTCAGATTCACTCGCTGAGCTTTCTTCTTTGTCCTAAGTCCTTAATGTCCTATTAAAAAATAAGTGTAATGCGTACGTGCGCGTATACGCGTGCGCATGTGCGCCTACGCATGCACATACGCATACGTACACGCACACAAGGAAAGCACTGGGACATTCGGGACGAACATCTGCCCGTCCCAAGTCCGTCCCGAATCCTTTTCGCAATGGGACAATGGGACGAACCCAATGTTTATAAGGCTGTAGAAGTTTTGACGAACCAGTGCGCTTACTCCGTCAAAACGACGCGCGTCCCAAGTCCGTCCTGTTGGACGGAAGCGCTGGGACATCGGGACAGAGCATGTTTTAGAACTGGTCATCATCAAATTTTTTATTTCGATAGCACTCTTTTTTGTTCGCGGGATATCGCATCAAGGCGACATCAAGTGACTATTGCCAGCCGCTGAAATTCAGCACCTGGCGCAATTTATTCAAGGGGAAGCAATCCCGCGACCACATCTCAAGGACGCGTCACAGGAGCGCGTGAATGGGTACCGCCGATTGTAGTTGAATCAGCAAACTTATCAAGATTCTTTTTCAGGCTCACCTTCGCGCGAGCCAGCAGCAACGGCACGCCCAATCGTCTCAGGCCCAGCTTGCGCTTGATCCAGTGCTCCGGATATTGGTACACGAACCAAAACTTCAGTGCCTGCTTTTCGTCAAAATCCAGTATAGCCTTCCAGGCCGCCTCGACCATCCAGCCGTCCAACTCCTCGACAGTGATGTCGGCGCGCGGCGGCGCAGGCGCCACGGCAGCCTCCTTCTCGCTGGCGCGTGACTTCAAGTACAATTCGGCCCAGAACGCGCAGGCGCTACCACCTCCACCACGCACATACAGCACCGTCCGGCGCCAATTATTGAGCCGCTTCTCAAGCGTCACCGCTTCCGCGGCATCATCCACCATATTTATCATGTTCCTCCTATTGTCCTCTATCAGATCAGGCACGCTATAACGGACCTTCGTCGCCTTCCGGCGTATCGGTAGCACTTTCTGGCTTCACGTACATCCATTCACGCTTGGTGCCGCCGACGCCGGATCCCCGCTTGCGTACCCAGGCCAGCTGCGTCATGCTGCGGCCGACGCGCTGCTGCTCCGGCATCGTCCACTTGGCAATGTCCAGTTTCAGGATATCGCCCAGGATCTCCGTCATGGTCACCTGCTTGCGCCCCAGCAGCCCCTTGGCAATTTCATCGGTGTAGGCATCATTGATAAAGCGCGATTCCTGCTCCGCCCGGAACATCTCGACATCCGTCGGCGTTTCCCACCATGCTTCGCCATCCTTGAAAGCAGCAACGGCCTCGGCCCATAGCTGATCACGCGCTTCGCGTAGCCCGTCCAGGTTGATCTCGATAGCCCGCACCGGCCAATAGCGCCGATTCCCAGTTTCATCCTTCAAATAGACGTATTTATTAGTGGTGCCCGCGAAGACTTGCTGGCGCGGCACATCGCTGGCACGCTTGCCATAGAAATTCCGGTAGCGGTCGATGTATTGGCCAAAAAACTGCTTGGCCGCTTCCGACTCAGCCTTGTTGAACGAATCCATCTCGGCAAGCTCGATCACCCAGCGGCCGCGCATGATCGCGTAACTATCCTTATCGCCGAAGCGCAACGGTGCATCGGTGAACCACTCGCCGCCCAATACCTTCAGCGCGGTCGACTTATACAATCCCTGAGATCCTTCGAGGATCAGCACGTTGTCGACCTTGCAGCCGGGTCTATAGATCCGCGCGACGGCACCAATCATCCATTTTCGGCCGACGCGCCGCACGTACTCGTTATCCTCGGCTCCCAGGAAGTCGGTCATCCAATGCGATAGACGTTCGACGCCATCCCATTTCAACGGGTCAAGATATGCGCGCACCACATGATGCGACTGCAGGTCCGCCACCAGCAGCACGGCCTTCATGACGATGTCTTCGCGCGGATGAAAGCTGTATTTCTGCTGCATCCACAAGGCCGTCCGGAGATCGTCCATGTCGGTCCACTCGCCCAGCTCGCCCTTGTCGAACGGCGGCGGCTTGAGTTTGACGACTTGACCGCTAAATTCCTCATAGGCGACAACGCCCACCCACTCCTCGCTGTTCTTGAGTATCTCGTAGATGTTGGTCAGCACAGGCAGAATGGCGCCCTTGTCGCTGCGCGCCAGGCGCGCTTCCCAGCGCAAGATACTGTTTTCTGAATCGTTATCAGGCGGGTCGCCGGCACCGGACATTGGCGCTTCGCCAGCGCCAGCGCCGGAAGGGGTAGATTTACCTTTCTTCTTGCCGCCACCCTTGGAGTTCAGTTCGACCACGTTGGAAGAAACTGCGGCCTCTTTCTCGCGCTTGACCGTCAGCTCCGCGGCTTCGGGTATCAGGCCTGCCACCATCGCTGCCGACACTTGGTCCTTGACAGCTGACAAGCCCTGCTGCACATGCAAGTCGTTGAAATCGGTCCATTTGTTCTCACCTCGATCGGCGAATAGCGGCCAGGTCGCAGACGCGTTGCCAACGATCTTGCACGCCGTCAAAGCGCTGGAGATGCCGGCGTTTTCAAACTTGGCGGTACGGGTCTTCCCGGCCGCAGCAACAGTCAACTGAATGAATCGCACGCCCGAATGATTGTGCTGATACTCAGCCTTGACCAGGGAAACAATGCCCTTGGACGATGTCAGTTCACGCTCGATGCCATCAACCTCGATAACAACATCGATGTCATGGCTCTCTTGCAATTCGGTATGCAGGCGCTGCACCAGCTGCCAGTCATCATCCGCGCAAAACAGAATATGGGCCTTCGGGTGACGCGCGCGGACCATGCGCGCCACATCCAGCAAGTTCCCGGCGTTGAATGCCACATAACCGGGCAGCGTATCTTCCATCGCCATCCGAACAGACCTCGCCGTGGCATAACCCTCGGCAATAAACACAATGCGCTCATCGGCGGTTGGACGCCCTATTGGACAGCATGCCGCCTTCATCGCCATATGCTTGTTGAACAGCTTCTCGCCGTTCGCATCAATCTTTTGCAAGCCGACCAGCTGGGCTTCGTCGCCCACAAATTTGACGGCCGGAATGAGCAACACGCCATCCTTGCTATAGCGCATCCCTGGTGCAGTGATCTGCTTGCGCTCGACATACGGAGACACGCCTTCGGCCGCGGCCTCCTTCCATTGTTTCGCGGCGCGGTTCGCTGCCCATTGGGCCTGCTCTGCCTTTTTCGCCGCGTTGCGCTCTTCCGCCTCACGCTGTTTCTTTTCCAAAGCAGCACGTTCGTCAGCACTGACGCCGGTCCAGTCCGTTTCAACCTTGACCGGATTGCTTTCTTGCCCCTGCCAGATCCCGAAGGCGCCGAAGTAAGAAAACTCTCCGTTCTTCAGCTGCATTTCGTGCAGCACATACCAGGCCTTTTTACCGCGGCCGAAACGGTGTATCTTGCCATCGTATAGAGGATGGCCTGCCGGCAGAGGTGGAATGCCAGCCGCCGCCATTTGGTCGATTACCTGATCAAGCGTTGCCATGGGCCTCCTTGGCGCCAGGCCTGAAGTGAGTGAAATGCAGCTGATATGACATGTAGTTCCTTTCGGTTATGACTTTTGACGCAGCAAGGGCCATTGGATGCGAACCCTGCGTTCGATGTCGTCAATGAATTCGGATGGATGTTTCTTGCGCATCAAGGCAAGAAATGCGTGCCGGCGGTCTTTGGTCGGCAGATTGCAGATGTGCCGTGCCAGGCAATCAAGGAGATAGTCCTCGGACGAGGTATCTACTGGTGCAGAACCGTCCATGCCAGCTACTGCATCGCATCGGGAATCGGGCCGCTGTCGGCAACGGCTCGTGCGCGAACACGTTCCCGCCATGTGATCAGCGCGCTCATTGCTTCAGAAAAATCCCGTTCGATCAGATCAAACTCGGCATGGGTGATCTTCCGGTCTTCCAGCGCACCGGAGACGCTATTGGCCACCTCACCGATTTCCTTGACGACGCGGTAAATATTGGTCGCCAGCTCGTCGTCGCTCAGGCAGGATGCGGTGGGTACTTGAAATGCGACCAGGCCAAGCCGCCAGTTCATAGCGCGAATTGCAAGCAGTGCATCGTCGCGCCGCGCTTCCTGGCATAGCTCCGTGATTTCCGACACTTCCTCAAACGACGCGTAATGCGTGCTGATTGCCGGACTCAGCTTGTTGCGCAGGACATTGACTGAAATCCCCATGCGCTGGGCCAGCGCCTCCAAACCGCCGGGATAGCCACGCGCCTGTTTATAGAGCGCATCGTGCTGATTCATTTCCAAATATTGTTTTGTCACGGTAAACATCCTTTGTTTTTACCGGTGCAATGAAACTCAGCGCCGGATATTCTGCATGCATTGATTAAACAGGGTTATGTAAATGAGAATTTCTTCGAAGGCCGCAGTAAGCACTCAGGCGACTGCGCTAGTGCCGGAACCAAAGACATCAGGACGAAGGTCAAAGCGGGACACCTCTCCCTGTGTCGCGGCCTCAATAGCGAGGCATCTTTCGGCCGGTGCTGATTTTCGAGCCACCCACTGCTGGACAGCTTGCGGGGTCACCCCCAGGCGCTCGGCCAGTTCCGTTTGCCCCCCAACCAGGCGGCAGGCTTTTTCAATTGAGGTTTTCATGGAAGTAATTTTAAAGTCTAACTTGTATCATTACAAGTTATTCTTCAAATGCCTTTTACAAGGCCGGCTTGTACACTCGCGCCATGGAATTTAAGACTCGCCTTCAACAACTGCTTGACGCCAAGGACGGCGGCAATATGACTGCGCTCGCAGTTTTTTGCGGGGTGACTCCTCAGGCCGTGCAGCAATGGGTGTCGCTGGGTCGGATGCCGCGTCCTCCGCGCATCCAGCAAATTGCCGAATACTTCGGAATCAGCGAACGTGACCTGGTGTACGGCGAAAGCGTTCTAAGCACGCCTAAGCCGGCGGCCGACATAGATACCCATCTCCCTGCAAATTTCGTTCGCGTGCGCGAACTGGAGCCAGGCGACCCTGATTTTGTAGAAATACGTAAAGTGAAATTAAAATTGTCTGCTGGTATTTCCGGATTCTCAATTGAACAAGCAGAAAGAGATGGCCTTCCAATAACGCTGCCTAGGAGTTGGCTGCTTAAGAATGGCTACTTTGCTGAAGATTTGATCGCTATCAAGGTGCGCGGCGATAGCATGGAGCCAGCGTTGTATGCTGGTGATACGGTGGTAATCAATACTGCGGACAAGAAAATCAGGGATGGATCCGTCTTTGCCGTGAATTACGAAGGGGAAGACGTTGTAAAACGCCTACTTCGTGATAACGGTGACTGGTGGCTTCTTTCCGACAACCCTGATCAGCGCCGCTATCAGCGGAAACTTTGCCGAGGTGCCGCATGCATTATCATCGGGAAAATCGTGCATAAACAAAGTGATCGTATTTAGTCACCCTAGATATTTCTCTATCTTTCATAAATATAAAGATAGTTGATTAACTAGTCACACATTGAAACCGCTTCGGCGGTTTTTTTGTGCCCAGTCTTTTATTATTCCAAAATTCACAGAATTTCTTACATCTATATTTCAAATAGATATAAATAAAAATCAAACGATTTACAAGTTTAACTTGGCTTATTACAAGTTAGACTTTAATATGAGTCATCTTTCAACCAAACGGAGAATGAGATGATTCATACGAAACAACCGTTTCTTCAGCGCGCAATTGTCGCCGAAAAACAAGGAATTCTAGGCAAACAGTGTCTCATCGCCCTAATGGCTTTGCAACCATGGCTGGATCAACTTGACGAGCGAGGTCTGATCGATTCTGGCAACGTCTCGATATCCACCATCGCTTGCAAGAATCGCGACAGTCTGCACCTCGAACTGCAAACCGAAGCCGAATCAAATGCCGTTTTCGATGCACTGCGCAGCTTCGGATTCGAAGAAAACTCCCGCTTCGACTCCTATGGCGATGCCGTCACACTGCGCCATCCTGACTGCGCGGCCGACATTCGCCTCAATGTAAGCGAAGGTTATGGCAACCAAACCTGCGCACGGGTGGCCGCATGAGCTCCGCCATCCACTACTTCGAGCGTCACCCATTCCTGGGTGGCCTGCTGATTGTCATTCTGTTCTGCGCAGTAACTGCGCTCGAACACAACGACGAAGTTCGCGCCGAGGCTTATCAAGCAGGGCTGCTCAGCGGCGTGAAGCTGGCGACAGAAATCAACGCTCACGACAGCGACATCGGCCTGCAGCTGGCCAATCTATGCAGCCAGCAATGGGACAACGCCCCCAATGCTGAGCAAGCCAAGAAGCGCGCCTGCGGCCCACACTAGGCAACCGCCATGACGATCCTCCACACCATTCCCGACGCAGAGCTGCAGCGCGCATGGCGTGAATGCGCAATCATCGGCAAATCTTTCAAGGAAGCGATGGCGGTACCGGCTCTCGCAATTGCCATCCGCAACAAGGCGGTCAGCAACCAGCGCCGCCACCAGAAACTCATCGATCAACAGCGCTTTGACCCGAAGCGCGCCCAAGCCAACGACCCTTTCGACCTATGACCAAACCACCACTTTTCCCCTCGCAATATCGTGAGGGAACGACCCTGGCCGTCCGTACGTATAGCGCACACGACCCAAAACAGCGAAAAGACTACACCCCGATCACTATCGGCGCGTATGTCATCCAGCGCCGCCCGCTGGCTGGCACGCCGATGACGCACTACCTCATCTATCGCGCGGGCAACCTGGTCGGCACGCAAAGCAGCTATCCAACCGAATCCGACTGCCGCGCTTGTGATCGCCGTTCCCATTCTCCTGCCATTTCAGCCACCTAATTTTTCACCACGCAAAGGATCGCTATGTTCTCAGCACTACAAGCACTCACGCAGAAAGCCACGCTGTTGATCGTCGTTTCAGCAGAAGGCGAACTACTGCGCGTCAACATCACCCCTACCAGCACCGACAAGGACACCGGCCAGCTGCTGCACCCTATTTCGCTCTTGGCCATGCCGGCCGAACTGGATGCCGGTTTCGTGGAAGCCTTGCATGCCTGGCAGGCGCCGCGCCGCTCATTGATCGAACAAGTGGAGGCTGCCGCTGCCGCCAGCGAAGAGGACGACAGCAAAGCCAAGAAGCCAGCGGCAACGAAGGCAACCAAGCCAATGACGCTAAAACAGGCCGCTAAGACCGGCAAGCCATCAAAGCCACAACAGGAACCAGAGACCACGGCAGACAGTGCGCCGTCAGCAGCATCGGCCACTGTTGCCCCGGTCGATCCGACATCCGGCGTGCCAATCGCCCCAGACACGGCTCCGTCAGCTGCAGACGCAACAGCCAGCATCACGCAATCCGCAGAACCTATCGCGTCACCCCCGCGCGCGGCCGACAGCAATGCCATGCCGCCAGATGCCCCCGGCGATCCAGTGGCGTCGGAAGTGGCCACCAGCGGTCAGGCAGTCGACAAATTCACCATTGATCTTTTCTAAGGAAGCGTCATGCAAATTCAAGAATTGCAACGAGAGTTCAAATACAACAGCGTTAAGTTGCCCGATCCGAACCCACAGTTCACGTTGATGCAGGTGCGCGACTTCTTTTCGACGGTATACCCGGAAATCATCAGTGCCGACATCGAAGGTCCGGACGTGATCGGCAACAAGAATGTGTATTCCTTCCGGCGCGCCGTCGGCACCAAGGGCGGCAAAGGTGTCGTGCAGATGGTCGCCGATCTGGCCGCGCTGGCGCAGATCAACTGGCTGGAAGATTATCAAGCCACCTTCATCCGCGATCTGCAGGAAAAATTGCCGGCAATCGACGTCGATGAATGCATGTCGCTTATCGCCCTCCACGGCCGCTACTGCAGCTGTGAAACGCCGAGAACACCAGCATGAAGCGCACAAAAAAACTGCCGAGCGTGGCCGATCTCAGTCCAGCTTGCCGCGATGCGATCCGCGCGCTGGAAGAGAGCGGTAACCTGCGCTCGACCGCTGCAAACAATGTGCTGCCCAGCATTGCCATGGACAGCGCGACCGCTCAGTCGATTCAGCAACTGGTCCAGCGCACTGGCAAGCGCCAGGATGCGGCTTGGGTGGCACCGTCGGATTTTATGATGGTGTTGCCATGATCGCCGCCTGCGCTATCCCGGCTCTGCCGGCGCACTTGCCCACTGGCTTTCGGACAGACGGCAACAGTCGTATTTCTGCTCCGCTTGCCCTGGCTATGCTGCAGGCCGGCCTGATCCACGACGATGACTTGCGCGACAGTGGCGACGAAAAGACGCTGGCTGAAACGGTGCTAAGTCGCTGGTGGTCTGAGAAAACTGCCCCGCTGCAGCTGTTCAAATGGAACTTGCACATCCAGATCATCGAGCATTACTACATGGCGCAAGCTAATCAGCCGGTGTTTTGCATGAAAGTGCAAAATGACGATATACCCCAACGCTCGCTGGCGCTGCGCGTGGGGGAACTCGAAGCGGAACATGCTGGCTTCGGGCAAACGGTGATGGCAGTCCTGTACGATTGCCTGCGATATTTGCCTGAAGCCTGGTCGCCTAGGACCATCATGGGTATGGCTGAGCATGTGTATTGGGGCGGGCGGTCTGATGAAAACGGCTGGTTCGAAGACAATGTCGGTCACGGCGAGTACGCTTCGCGTGAAGCCTTCCTGGCCGACATCGGTCAGGAATCCTTAGTCACGCGAGCAGAACTGCTGGACGGCATCCCCAATTGGTTGCCTTCGGCAAAACGCGTCTGCCGACGCGAAGATCTGGAACGGGCTGCACGCAGCCCGTTAGGTAAAAACGTGATTGCCGCCTGCGATCGCATTCAGGTCCTGGTGCACTCACACGCATTCACGCTCAGAGCCTACGACTTCACAGTCGACGTCGAGGTGGACGGCACACAAGCCTGCCTCTGCCTCCGCTGGTGCGATACAGACAGCATGGTGCGTATCCTCGACGATTACATGTACGGCGCCTACGAGTGTGGTGAATACATGGAATGCATCGCCGCTACCCGTTTGCCATCAACGCCGCATGATATCCAATGCTACATCAAGCATGTAGAAATTATGCTGCTGCTGGCCAAGGCCACCGAAGATTTACTGCTGTTGATCAGCACACCCATTTCTACCGGAGATCCGTCATGAGCGCGGCGCCAGTCAAAATCATCGAACCGAACGCTACTTCGCTCAGCCTGCAATCTGCCCTTCTGCTCTATACATCCGGGCTAGGTCATGTCTACGCGACGGTGCATGCCATCGATATTCATCCCAAACATCCGCAGCGCCGCTTACTCGGCGCCGGCATCCCGGCAAGCAAAGCTGCACTTGCCGAATTTGCAGCGGCCATCGGCGACGCCACTTCGTTCGCAGGCATGATCCCCGAACAGCTGGTCTACACGGCACCCAATGCGATCGCCTGGTGGTCGCCGTCGCAGGCCAGGCGCACCTGGTTCAAGTCGCCAGTTCCTACCATCGGCACGGTGTCCGCCGTCGTAACCCATCCGCCACTGTTCTTCCTGGCGGCGAACGATGCCTGGTACGTCGCCGCCTTGGCGGAAAACAAGCGTCCCACCGGCAGCACCAAACTGTACAAGGCTCCCTACTTCAATGTATGGGACGGCAACAAGATCTGCACCGGCAATGTCAACCTGCCCAGCCACACCTCGGCCGATGCGATCAACGCCTATGAGGATGCTTTTTTTCGCAGCAATTTCACGCATCCGAACCAGACCCAGCTGGTCAAGTATCCCGGCGGCGCCAAGGCGCTGTGGGCAGCTCAACTGCGCGCGCCCGAGCAGATCCTGCTGACTGCCGACATCCTGCAGCCCACCAAAGAAACCATTGCACAATTTATTACCCGCGCTACGACGGAGAAATCACGATGAACGGCCAACACTTTCTAATCAATATGCAAAATCATTTCGACGCCATCGCGGCCGACGTCTCATCACTTGAGAACGCAATCGAACAGCGCGTCTATTCCAGCCGGCCACAGATTCTGGCGATAGATCCCAATACCCCGGATGACGACGACTTGGTCGTCGGCGATGCCTTACTCTTGTCGCTGGCGCCTGTTGCTGTAGTGCCGAAGTATTCGGCATTTTGTCCACTGGTGGATAACGGTCATCGCTTCCTGCTGGCCGACGACGGCATGTATCTCGAGGTGCGCCGGCCCTGGCTGTATGTTGTGCATAGGCTGGCCCAGCAAACAACGGTGGCCATGCCGTTCGGCGCGATCGAACCTTGCACGCAATTGGCGTTCGGCCGCATCAGCCAGATCGTGCCGCAAATCCAACAGTTTGCCGCTTCCGCCATCCGCGAACTTCCCAATGAACACGGTGACATGTTCGTTTGGAATGAGATCGATAAGTCCCTGGAAGATCTGAACGTATCAATCTCTCATGCGACGCCTGGCTCGTTGACATACGAATGCCGCGCGCTAGACGACTACGAGTCGCTTGCCGTCGACATCCATAGCCACGGCACGGCGCCGGCGTTCTTCAGTGCGACCGATAACCAAGACGATGCCGGCAGCGTAAAACTCTCGGTGGTGATCGGCGACCTCGACAAAGTCCAGCCGAGCATCGCCGTGCGGCTCTGCCTGCTTGGTCTGTACTTGCCCATCCAGGTTCCGGCCGACAAGGTGTTCGTCGGCATGGAGATAGTGTAATCATGCCGCACTTCACGCCATCCCGGCTTCTTGAGCGCCAAGTCAACATTACCCTGGTCGGTTGCGGCGGCAATGGTTCGCAAATGCTGACCGGTCTGGCCAGGCTGAACCATGCGCTAGTCGCACTCGGCCATCCCGGCTTGCAAGTCACCGTTTGGGACGACGACATCGTCAGCGAGGCCAACATCGGCCGGCAGCTATTTAGCCGCGCCGATGTCGGTCAGAGCAAGTCGGCCGTCCTGACGTCTCGAATTAATCACTTTTTCGGTACGACATGGATATCCGAGCCGCGCCGCTTCAACTGCAGCACGCACACCAGCCTCCTGATCCTTTGCGTCGATAGCGCAGCCGCTCGCCGCAAAATTTATCGGAAGAGCCTGCCTCAGGGGCATCATTGGTACGTCATGGACGTCGGCAATCGAGCTGCAGACGGCCAAGTGCTATTTGGCGAATGGATCGCCCGCGGCCGGATGCCAGACAGCCCGTCCATCGACCACGTGCCACTGCCGGACCCATTTCAACTGTTACCAGAACTAATCGACATAACGGCGCCAGAAGACGACGCGCCGAGCTGCGGCCTCGCCGTAGCGCTGGAACGGCAGGAGCTATTTATCAATCAAGCCGTCGTGACACCAGCACTGGCCATCCTGTGGGAATTCTTCCGTTATGGCCGTTTGACATGGCACGGCGCATTTATCAACCTACGGACCGGCAGCACTAGACCGCTACCCGTTCAAGAGTCACCGTCAGGACTACAGTGATGAACATGTTTCTAGATGACACAGAGCTGGTCAGATTGACCGGCCGAAAAATGAAGGGACGTCAGATTGACGCATTGAGGAAAATGGGAATACCGTTTTTTGTCAACGCCACCGGCCACGCTGTAGTGACACTAGCCGCAATCGAGGGACGTAAGAAGGACGAGCCCGTAAAACACGGATGGATTTCAAGCGTGCTGAGGACAATGTAAGTGGGACGCAAACCGACAAAAAACTTGAATATGCCACGCGGCATGAGGCCGCGTACACAGCGAAGTGGAAAAGTTTACTATTACCTCGATACCGGCGCAAATCCTCGAAAAGAGATACCTCTAGGTGATGATTATATCCAGGCAGTAGTGAAGTGGGCAGAGCTCACCAAAGCTGCCCTCCCACGCGATGGAAAAATTACCTTCCGATATGCGGCCGAGGAATATCAACGAAAAATAATGCCTCAAAAGGCGCTTTCCACGCAAATCGATAATTTGCGCGAGTTAAAGCAGTTATATAAATTTTTTGACAGTCCGCCGGCCCCGCTTGACGAAATAGAGCCAATCAACATACGGCAATATCTGGAATGGCGAAAGGACGCGAAGGTTCGTGCCAATCGAGAGAAAGCGCTATTTAGTCATATTTGGAATTTCGCACGAGGTGCCGGATTCACCAATCGGTCGAATCCTTGCGCCGGAATAAAAGGGTACAAGGAAACTGGTCGAGACATATACGTTGACGATGTTATTTTTCAGGCCGTATGGCACGCCGCCGAGATGCCCCTGCGCGACGCACTCGATTTAGCATACTTGACCGGCCAGAGGCCCGCCGACGTATTGAAATTATCCAAACTGGACATCAAGGATGGCGCGTTAAATATTATCCAGAATAAGAGAGGTAAAAAGCTCCGCATTAAAATTGAAGGCGAACTGGCTGCAGTCATTGATCGTGCATGCGCGCGTAAAGTCATGGGGCTCAAGCTGATCAACAACACAGACGGCAAGGAGTTCACCAAGTCAATGTTGCGAGGGGCATTTGACCGAGCTCGACTTGCCGCCATTGAAGCACATCCCGAACTTGCGAAGGAAATACAGGCATTTCAGTTTAGAGATTTACGCGCGAAAGCCGGCACGGATAAGGAGGAAAGCAGTGGCATTTCGGCAGCTCAGTATCAACTTGGCCATACTACGCCAACTATGACTGCCCATTACGTACGTCATCGTCGTGGCAAACTCGTTGACCCGACAAAATAA